CCCTAACCTCACCCGGCGTCGCGGGATCTGAAACTACTTCCAGCGCTCGTCTCTGAAAGACGCTGTAAACGTCGCCAACAGCCTCGGCGCAGCGCTCGATAAGATATTGATCGGATGGCGCACATGCGAGGGAGATCACGTCCTGTGGCTTTGTAGCGCCGGTAGCGCAGCCGACCAGAATCAGCAGGATGGGAATGAACAGAAATTTACGCACTGGGAGGCTCCTCCAATGATGCATTCGGGACAAAGTATTGAAGAATGAAGTTGATGAGCGTGGCCCCCGCGAGCGCGACTTCCGCCGGAATCTCGACGCCGGCGTACTGCTTCGATGCCCACGCGAGAATGGTCATAATCGAACCGGATACGAGTCCGACCGTGACTTTGCGGTTGGGTGCTTGAATCATTGAATGCTCCTATAAACCGAGACATCTCCGAATTCTGAGCCAGTGTTGAATTCGATCGTCGATGCCGTTGTAACCACCATTCCAAATCCGGCACAGGGAGCCGAACTTGTCCGCGTCGGCAAGTGGCGCAAGGTTCTTTGTCTTCCAGAACCATCCCGCTGAGCGCGCTGCCGGGATGGGTTGTTCAAGTAGATCGGGATTGGACAGCAGGTCCAGACCTAGCGCCTGTCCGCAAGCCCGGTAGTTGTCTCGGCCGGTAATCTGCGGAAGACCTCGCCCTTTGAAGCGCCGGCCATCGCCGGGCTGCGTATTGCCGAGATCCTTGCGGCCCTCGTAAGCGTCGCCACTAGCGATCTCTTCAACGTAGCGGAGGCTGCCGGATTCGTGGGCAATGTTGGCGAGGAAAGCGGCTTGTCTTTGCGGAGTGTTGATGTCGAACTCGCTCATCGTGATCGTTAGCGGTTCGGCATAGGTAGACGCGCGTGATGCCGCGTAAGGCATCATCGCGGTCAGTTCCGCCGGTGTCATTCGTGTCTATGCCTCCAACCAAAGGCAATCTCAGTCACCGCGGCCTCCAGTGAACACCTTGCGCTCGATCCTCTCCGCCCTCTCCTTGAGAGCCGCGATCTGCTCTTGCATGCTGGCGATAGCCCGTGATTGGGCCCGTGCCTCGGGCGCGTAGTCGTTGTGACGCCACTCGGCGAAGCTCTTGATGATCTGCTGCATCTGCAGATCCACCGATTGACGCCACTGCGCCCAATCCATCTCGCGGCGGGCATCCATCGCTTTGAACGATGCCAGGTCGGTGAGCCCCTGAGTTCTCTCGATGCGTTCCAGTCGCTCAGTGACAGACTGACGCCACTCTCCCGTCTTTGCCTCAAACAGACGCGAGTGAATCAGCCACGACGCCGCAGGGCTCAAAATTGCGATCGCGATGGCAATCCAGGCTTCGACACTCACAATTCATCCTAGTCAGCCGGCAAGGGCGCGACCTTGGAAGCGATATAGCCCAGATACAGCCGGTCCTGCAGGTTGTATTCGTTGCGCGCTTCGATCTCTTCCAGGACTCGGCGCTGCTCCGGCGTGACTGCCGGCAGCGGCTTGATTGCTTGAATGATGACGTGACCGCTACGGTGCGACATTACGGGCTATCTCCTGGTTTGTGTTTGGGGATCTTCGCCATCTCAAGCCGTACGTTCATCTCGTCGGTCTCAAGGCGCTGCAGCCGGACTTCCCGTTCCATCTCGCGATAGGAAATGATCATCCACGCTGACATGACGATGCCTGCCCCGACCAGCATCGCCAATGCGACAACCAACCCCACAACCCACGCCGCGACCTTACCGACGCTTTTGTCGATCGTAAGCGTCAGGCTGATCGGCCCTTTCTGCTCGCTCAAGTGTGGTAACGCGATTATCGAGTCCCCGGAGTTCTGTGTCGTGCCTGGAGTCTGCGCTGTCGTGGCGTGCGTCGGCTGACTCGAGGCGTGCAACGTCTCTGGCATTCTGCTTCTCCCTTTCGTTGAGCATCACTCGGATCTCGGCAAACGAGCTTGCGAAGCTCCACATGATGCCGAAGAGCGCCACTATGCCAGCAAGAATAAGGGCCTGCAGCAATTGCATGATCCATTGCCTACCTGCGCTATCTCCGCTCACTGCAAACATCGGCTCCCTCTCGTATGGGTCGAAATCGTCGCGTGGCGGCTTGTCCATGACGGTTCCGGAAAGTGCACCTAGCAGGCTATCTGGATCTGCCGGTACTTGTTCGCGTTACTAGCAGTGTCGTCGGGAACGTTCTGGCTCAGCATCAATGCGCAAACCTGGGTGGTTATCATGTGCAGTGCATTTGCACTGAGAACCAACGTGGCGCCTTGCGATACCCTTGCCATCGGGTTGACGGCGGTTAGCGTCAGCGCCGGTGCTTGGGTTGTGCGTGCTACCGTCATGCCGCCACCTTGGGCCCAAACTCTGCGCTATTAAATCCGCTCTGTGTCCATGCCGACGATGTCCCCGGATCTGTCTCAAGGATCTGCTTGTAATAGATGTAACTGGTAGATAATGCCTGCGTTGACCCGTCGTAGTCCGTTCCTCCAGATCGCGTCACCATCGCAATCGAACGCGATCCTGCATCGTCTTTCTTGGCATTTGCCAGAGTCATCACACCAGAGATCGAAGCTGGTGTGTGCGACATGTTCTGAAAGGTATACGTGTCCTTGTTGTTGAGGACGTCTGACTGCACGTAGTCGGTGTCATCGTTAGGATTTGTGTCGTCTACGAGCAGATAATTGTCGGTTGAATTTGCATCACTGCCGACCATTTGGGAGCTATTGCCGTTTCCGTTCGGAAAGTAGACGTCAACTCTTCGATCGCCGAGAAAGTCATTGTTGACGGATCCGGCACTGTCACAAATATAGAAGTCGTCAAATATCTGTCCGTTGCGAGCGAATAGAATAGAGACACCGGTAATTACGCCAGTGGCCCCGTTACGCGTGTCCGCTCCAGTCCCTGACAACACGTTAGCACCATTAATTCGCACCTCATAGGTTCCTGTGGTGTCGTTAATCAGAGCTTTGAGTTCCACATAACAGTAACCAGAAGTTGGAACGACACCGGCTGCGGAAGTTGCTAACGCGGTGTTGCTTCTTAGCACACTGACAGACATGTCCGTGTTTAGCCTCAAAGCGACATGCAATGTTGCTGTTTCGAGGAACTCTAATAGATTTAGCGCCGACGCTGGCGCGCCACCCATATTCAATGCGAACCCCGCAATCACGGTAGTGGCTGACGTGATAGCAACGTTCAATCCACGGCCGGTTGTTGTGCACGTCCATCCATTGCCGCTCCGACGGCCCGTACCTGATGCGATTGATTGCGAAGCTATTGTGTTCGCGGCCGCAGTCCACATTTCCAACACGTCGGCAGTCGCGTAGTGATCCCAACCGTCGAAGAATCGCAGTGTCATTTTTGCTTCCTATCTCGTGCCAGCAAGAACGAATGAAATGTCAGCAAGCGTCGCGTCCGGAACAGTAGGCGCAACAACAGTCAGAACGTCTCCCACGTCGAAAACTGTCTCGGATGCCATGTCAAACGTGGCAGTTGTAGCGGCTGCAGCGAAGCTCATGGTTCCGACTGAAACGCCGTTCTGCTGGATGTCGAAGTCTGTCTCGGCAGTTGCGGCTACATCGGCCACACCTTGGGATGGCGAAAGGCCGGCAGCGAATGTCACTTCACGAGGGAATGCGTAGCGCAAGCACACCGCATCGGCATCTGGAACACCGGACACCATGGCTCCCACATCATACGGTGACGCCCCTCCTCCTCCGCCTGGCTCCCAGTATCCCGAACTGCTTTCATCAAAGACGTACTCGCTGTCTCCAGGGATATAAGCACGCCAACCCGGCAGAGGTTGCAGGAACTGCCAACCTCCAGAGTAGTACGCCACCTCTTGAGCATGTCCAACCCATGCACCCGTCGGCGTGGCTCCCACCAAGTAGCGGTCGCCCTCGGCCGGTGATCCAGGTGGATCATTCTGATATCCGAGCGCCTGAATGTTGATCGCCGCTTCGAGCGCGCGAAACGCTGCATTGACGATGACCTCGGGCTGACTCTGTGCTGCCGCTAGCTCGTCAAGCTCAAGAATCGGTGTCGTCATACTGTTGCTACCCCAGGCGTTCCGCGGCCTACGATCGCGGAAAGTTGATAGATGTGGACGGTTACCTCCGGCACGGGCGCACCGAAGTCAGTGGTTTGGTCGGCGGCGGTATAAACCACTGACGGCGTGGAACTCGTAAGCGTACGCACGACGGTGACTTCGTCGAGAATGTCAATCGAGTACGACTCGTTCGCCTCGGAGTTGGGTATCTCCACCCCATCGCGCATTGTTTGGTGCAGCCGGTCGCGACGGATCCAGGTGATCGTTAGATCCTCCGAGAGATCGCGCTCACCGCGGACGTATACTGGCGAGAAGGTTTCCAGCGCCATGCCGGTACCCGTGAATGGGTATGTCGTGGCAGCAGCAAGCGTGGAACCCATCGTCACGCCGCGGTATCGCATTTCGACGCCAATCTGCGCGGTACTGAGCGGCAGTCGCACGACGCCCGGGCCGCTTAACAGCACGAACCGGTCATTGATTTCGCTTGTCCCGACGATGTGCTCGGTGCCCCGACGCCCACGTAACAGCGTACTCAACCGCCAGCGGTTGGCGCTAATCTCTTCTGCATCTTGAAACTGGACGATTTCCCAGCGTCCATGGACACCGATTGCAGCAGTGTTAGCGCCGACTAACACATCCTCCTCAGTGCGGCTTTCGAACGCGGTAGCCGACCCTACAACCACATCAATCGAGTTCTCGTAGTCCCAGGTGCTAGTGATGCCAGAGGGCAACGCTGTGTTGATTCGACCAACCCTGGCTTCGTTTGCAACAGCGGCAACCTGCGTCCAGCTCGTGCCGCCGTCTGCACTCCGATAGATAATAGCCCCACCCCACGTGGTGCCAATGCCAGAGCGTGCCGCCACTGCGTAGATGCCCGCATCGTCGTCCTCTTCTCGAAGCGCCGGTAGATCGAGCAGCAGCAACTCCGTGCTCGCAGGGAACGTGAGCCGATTAGGCTGGCGAAGCGGCGGTTGAGCAACGGCAGTAGACTCATAACTGCCATCGTCATCCCGTACCAGTTCGGCTCGGCGCAGAATGAGATCTGCGGTTTCGATAGATGCAATCCGCATGCGTTCGTTGCGGCCGTCCACCGGCACCACAATAGCGTCTGCGGGTTCGAGCTCAGAGCGGTATCGGTCGAGCGAAAGATCGTGTATCCAACGAGCTCGCCAAGCATCCGCCCAGACGATTTCAGCAATCTGTGCGGCCTGGTCATCGTCGAGCGCAGCTACCAAGTCGATGTCTAGATCGTTGACTGCGTCGGTGGTCAGTCGCGCCGGACTGATTTGCTCGCCCGGTTCATAGTCCCGGCTGGGCGCCAAGTAATGCACCCGCATCATGCGGGGAAGTTCTATGGACTGAACCTTTTTTGTGATCACTGCCGGTGGTCCATCTCCGTCACCTTCATGAGCCCCGAGTTCTTCGGCCTCAATCGTTGCAACAGATTCCTTGCCACGCGTAGGCCATTTTAAGACCACGCCCGATTCGACGCAGTCGAAGAAACCAATCATTCGTAGTGGTTCGATACATGCACGACCACTCATAGGCCGAGTACGTGCATAGCCGTGAACGAACCGATTAGTTAGATCGGACACGTCGATGTCAGATTCTAGTAGGCCGCAGTCATTACAGACGTTTGTGACAATCGTTGCGAGAGATACGTCGTCAGGTGACGGACTCCCAAACTCAAGCACGACCGGTGCGCGGGAACCTCCTGGGCCTAAGTTCGCTTCGAACGTGATGAGTCTATTTCCGCCACCATCAAAAACGCTTCCGCCTTCGAATGAGCCGATCTGCTCGTCCCATTCAATGTCGATATAGGTCCCGTCCCTCGTATCTAGATATCTCGTGAATGAGACGATCGGCCACGCGAGCACATGGTTCTGGACGCGTCCCGCATTGAGGTTTTCGGTACTGCCAGGAAGCTGAGTCTCAATATTCCATACCATATTCCCGGTATGTGGATCCCATTTTGCGAGACGCTCAGTGCTGGATCCCGCGGGCCCACCTAACATGCCAATTAACAGCGTGTCGTCCCAAAGGTCGTACAAAAATAGTTTGCACTGTACAAAGCGCGTCCAGGTGGGATCGAAGTCTATCGGGAAAACGGCTCCTACCGCCTCATGCTGAAATATCAAAGTCAATAGGAAGGTATTGTAGTGACCGATGGCCCGACGCAACAGCGCGGGTTGGGAGGTTGTTGTGTCAGGATCAACGGCAATGGCGTATCCAGCCGCGCTGTTAAAAAACAGCGGATCTCTACCACCACATACTTTGCCCTCCGTATAACCGGCCCCAGGTGCCCAAAAGACACCGCCGCTCATCAACACGCCATCATAGGCAGAGAAGCTGACTCCAGCCTCAGATACTGCGAGGATCATGTCACCATATCCCGGGACATAGATCACAACTGCCTCGGCCCAGAAATCTGTGGATCCGCCCACGGGCCGCGAGGCATCCATCACCAACGTGTCTGGGTGGATTCTCGCGATGGCAACATTGTCATCCTCGGTGAACCAAGGAAAATAGATATGTCCGTTCCGGCCAGTTGCGATCGCGCCGTGAATCCATAACCCGCCGAGACTAAGCATTCCAGGCAAGGCGTCTTCGAATGTTTGCTGCCTGAGTTCGGTATTGTCAGATATTCTGAACTCTCTGAAGCCCATCGTATCGCCAGCACTGTCTACAGTGATATAGCGCCCTCTCAGCCAGCTCGGCAAGACGACATTCGGATTGAAGCTATCGAATACGCTATCCGGTAACAGCGTCGGCTGGATGTAGTCCTGCTCGCTGGTACCGTCGAATATTTCAAATCTCCATTGTGGATGACGTCGCGCCTGCTCATCAATCAACTGGCGCCTTGGAAAAATCACATATGCCAGTTCTCTGAAGGCTGGTACGTTTCCCACGCCCTCAAATGATTCAATGGTAGGGTCTGGCAACTGATCAGACGTGCCCGTGTAGACTTCGAACTGGGCTCGGTAGACAAACGAGGCTGCAGTTCGCTCAGTGAAGTCGTCAATCGACTCATCGTCCTGTTGCTCACGAACGTCGTAAACGAGCTTTCCGTTCTCCCAAATACGAAGTATTCCGCCGATCGGTCCATGAGTACTAGCGCGCAAGCCAACAGCGACGGGCTGGAAGTATGTGAAGGTGGTGACCGATTGCTCCGGGCCTCCTCCTTTTCCTCCTAATTCTTCCGTGGTGGATACCTCCTCAATGGGACCTAACCAAATTACTGTCCCTGGAACGGCAATGGTTCCCCAGGTATCTGGCACTGGGTTTCCAACCTGCGCGCTCGTGGTCTGCAAGTCCTCCATCCGTGGGCCGATACTTGCTGGAAGCTGCCCCGGGAAGAGAACCGAACCCGCAAGCAGACCCAACTGGGCGCCATACATGGCGCCCGTAGGTCCGCCGACAATGTACCCAATGATACCGCCGATAATGGCGGTACCAGCCTGTTCCCAATTGCTCATGCAGCACCACGAAAGCTGTGGTGCGGAGGCCCATCCCAGTCAAGACCGACACTCGTAATCGGCACTCCATCGCGCCACTTCTGCAATGAGATGAAGGCACCTCCGCCGTCGTGAACGATCGCACCATGCGTTGCGCCAGCGGCTACTCCGACCATCATTCCCTGCGTTGACAGCTTGTTCTCAAATACCTCCCGAGGAAACACCGAACGCCCTCGCACCCGGAAGTCAATCTGACCCGCAAGCATCACTTCGATTGAATCAACATTGGGGTGAGAGTGATCTGGGAATACTCCTGCGCTCGTGCCCATGAACAGTTCCGCTTGATAGCGGCCGGCTCGATACAGGACAACGCTGCTGACCTTGCTGCCTTGAGCTTCGAACTCGTATGTGGCACTTGCTGGAAGCATCCACGCTGATGGCGGTTGGGCCATAAACCATCGAGCGAACGCGGCCAGATTCCTGTGCCCAGAATCGTTGGTACAAGCCGCGTCAGTCGTCACGTTGGCCCACGCATGATCGCCAAGATGCCAGGGATGTAAACGCCGTAGCCGCGAAAATTGACGATGTTGTTGTGCACGTCTCGGCACGTGGAAAGCAACCGATTGCAAGCTGGAGGAAGATCTATCGTGTCCCCGATGACGGGGTCTTCCGGAAACTCTTCCCATGTCGTAATTGATAGAGTTGCGCCCGCAATCGTCACCCGCTTCGCCTCACGCGAGAAATCCAAGTTTGCTCCGGCAGTGAACGTCACTTTCGAACCATCGAAGTAGGTCGCTGTCGGCGGCGCTGCGCCGGCCGTAATCTCGACATCGAACCGCCGACGGCTGGTCACCGCCGTCACGATCGCTTGGCGCGTAGCAGCTGCTACGTTGAACCCGCAGCGGCTATCACCAAACTCCACAACATTGCAGCGCTCTGAATAGGTCCAGCCGATATTCTGGGACAGCCGCTGCGTCATTCCACGCACTTCGACTTTGTATCTGCCGTCTGAGTCTCGAGACGGTACTCCTAAGTACCCGCGCCTCTCAATCAACTGGCCCTGGTCCGGCGCGTTGTAGTTGACTCCAAACACTTCGACCGGAGCATTGTCCAACAATCCCGCTTCGATCTCCGAGACGGTGATGTCAGGAATTTCGAATTGGTCCGAGAGAGCGCCGTCAACCTCCATGTTGTCCACGCTCATGTCGCTGGTGGAGCGCACATCGGAGCCCGTGATGTTTGATACTGATCGATAGCGCCCAGCGTAACGGCCCGACGCTATCTCAATATCTTGGTCGTGATCCGTGGAACGGATTACTTCGCCATTCGCTTTCTCTATGGTCCAGCACAGCGCGAGCGTGGACACTTCGCCTCGCAAGTGTGCCAATAACTCGGCTTCAATCGTCCTCACGTGCGCTGTACTCTGATCTCAGTGATCGAGAAATCACACTGCTGAATCTCACGACTCGCAATCGCCACGTCTAACAAGCTATCAAAGCGCGCATAAACGTAGAACTCACCTCCCCAACTAGTAGGAGTACCGACGAACGAGACTTCCGGAGTCAATATTCCGGTGGCCTCGTCCAACGTCCAGGCGGTATCTGGTTGCTCGACGCCGAGCTCATTGGCTATACGGATCGTGTCGCCCTTTGGCTTGTATATCTCTCGTACTTGTTCGAGAGCCCCGTACGGATAGGTTTTAACCAGTTGATAACCGGAAGGACTGTCTTCCTCAAAGATAAAAGGCTGGTCCAGGGGCGTCGGCTGCTCGTGTGTTTTACAGCTCTTATAATCGGCATGGTCCTTCAGGCGAAATCCCGTCGCCATGCCACCAACCGCATGCCAAAAGTAAAGTATCTCTTGGATGTCTTCCTCGGCCCTCGCCCCCATCGGAACAGACACATATCGATGTAGCGGGCGGGACCATTTGCGTGTGCGTCGCTCGTAACCGCCCTCGCGCTCTATCACTTTGACCTTGTACCGAGGCCCGCTAGAGAAGCCGAACGATGGGCACCCAGGAAAGATCTCTGTGGTGTCTGGTATCAGCATCAGCCTATCCGCACAGAACGGAGTTCGGGGTGTACTGTGCCGCGCCAGTCGAGCGCTATGCTCGTCGGCTCGATACCATTCAGCCATTGCTGAATACAAAGTATCGCGCTACCCGATTCCCCGACCGTCGCTCCATGATAGACGCCGGCACCAACACGCCTCTTACCGCCGTAAGTACAGTCAACCACGCCACTGAGGGGCCCCAACTGGCCGTGGACAAACATATCGATCGAGTGCACGTTTGGGTGGCAGTGCTCAGGAACAACTGAGCCTACGCCCGGAGTCGGTGAGCAAAGGATGTACTCGATCTGAAACTGACCCTCTCGACAGAGAACCATCGTGTTGAACTCCACCGTCCCTAAGCGAAATGCGCGTAACGCGTCCGGCGGAGGTCTGAAGTCGGCGAATGACATTGAGAGCACGCGGCGGGCGAAACCACCAAAGTCGCTCATGTGTAGAGCACTCCAGGAATCTTCCAGTATGAGTGAACCCATCGACTCCATGGCGCACGCAGACCGTGCTCCACCACCCCACACTGTTTTGCGTTGGCATGTATGACATAGCCGTCATACGTCGCAATCCCGTAGTGCCTTGGGTAGCTGTCGCCCTCGAACTTAAACAGCACCAAGCAGCCTGGGCACGCCTTATTGATTTTCTCGCTATAGCGAGCAGTGAGTTCATGCAGGACCGGGCTTGCCGTGCGCGCGTACCCCGTCGGGGCCGGCTTCCCAAAGTAAGTTTCCAGACTATGCCCGGCAATTTTCGTCGCCAGATCTATGAATCCCGCGCAGTCAACACCCGAACTTGTTCGACCCTGATGACGCCACGGAATTCCCTTCAACGAACGTGCCGCGGTAATCAGCTGATCGGCCGTAATGACGTGGTGCTTGGGACTCTGGTCGAGCGTTGGCGAGACGTGATGCGATGACATCAGTTGTTACGCCTGTGCGCTGATGCCATTCCTCGGGATGCGGCCGCTGCGATCTGCTGCTCTGTTCTACGACTCACGCGTTCGCCAGTCTCCGTGCGCACGCTGAAATTCTGATTCAGAACCATGCCGCCGCCCATGTTCGGCATCTTCGATAGCGGAATGATGTCGCCTCCAACACGAGGTCTAAAGAACTCAGGCTCTCTTTCGTTGACTCGGTAATTCATGCCGGCCAGAACGGGACCACCGATTGCGCGGGCCCCGCCGAACCCGAGCGCACCGGCAGCCATGCCGATCCACCCAGTCCCGGTGCCCCCACCGGCTGCGCCGAAGAGTCGTTTCGCGATATCCGCTGCCACAGCCTGCGCAATGAGCTTCTTCAGCATCTCGCCGAATGATTTCAGCACTCCGTCCGCGCCCTGATCGAAGCCAGACACCAACGTATCTGCAATGATGTCCTGAGTGTTTCGTGCCGCCTGCTCCTGAAACACGGTGAGAGTCTCAAGCCCTTTAAGGAATCTGGCTTCGAAATCTGCTTCGAAAGCTTCGAGTCCTTGATCGAGGCTATCGCTGTTTTGGCTGGCGAATTCGGAGACAGCCTCGGCTGCACCATTTGCTGCCTCAGTCATGATCTCCAGCTGCAACGTCAGGTCCAGCAACTTTTGCTTGAGCGCCTCGCCGTTCTCGCCTGCCAGCATAAATGCCGCGGCCAGATCGCCGTGAGCAACTTGATATGCAAGGGCTGCCGTCTCACCCATTCCGAATGTCGCAATCTGCTGCTCCAGAGATTGCGTCATCTTCTCGATCTCTTCCGCAGCCTTCTTCTGCTCCTCGGCAGCCTTCTTTTGAGCATCTGCCGACTTGACGACCGCGTCGTAGCGACGGGCCAGCGAGAGCAACTGCTGTTGCTCCGATTTGCTCAGCTCATCGAGCGCACCCGATTGGATCTGGTAGGCGATTTCGGCCGCTTTGCCGACCGAGCCATACAGCGCGATCTGTTCTCTGAGCTTTTCAGAGAGCTTCACGAACTCTTCTGATGGCTCCTTCGGAGTGCTCGAACCGCTATCGGAGCCAGCCCCTGCTGTCAGCAAAGGCGGGCGCGCGGCACCACGATCATAGAATGCTTTAATCTGCTGCTCGATCTCTGCAATCGACCTATCTAAGTCCGCGTCCGAGTACCACTCGATGAATCCATTCTTGCCGAACACCCGGCCACGGTTCAGGAAGTCTGGGTGCAAGATTCCGAGCGACCGAAACTTTTGCATCTCGGCTAGCAGATCCTCCAGTCGCACGATGTCGTCAGCTGCCACACCGTTGAGGCGTGCCGCCGCAGACTCACCTACGAACTTTGCAACATTCCCAATCTCCGCTACAGCCCCTATCGATACAGCGGACAGCTTAATGATGCCACTGACGAAACTTGCGAACCCCTGCTGGAACTCTGGATCACTAATTTGATCACTGAGCTTTGTAATTTCATCAACCAGCGGCGTCATGTTGACGTCGCCAATCGCCTGATTAATGTTGTTCTGCATTCGCGTGAATGCTTGTCCAACAGTCACCGGCATGGCCTGCGCCCGCTTCGACAGGTCTTCTGTGCCTTTCAGGAATGCCTCGAAGAATTCCTCGCTCGAGACCTTGCCTTTGAGCACTGCTTGGCGAAGCTTTCCGATGCTGCCGTCCATTCCTTCCATGTTGGCGGCGACAGTGCGCAGAATCTCCGGCGCACCTTCCATCATGCTGTTGAATTCTTCAGCGCGAACCGTGCCACCAGCAAGCGCCTGGGACAATTGCAGCAGTGCGCCGCTAGCCTGCTGAGCGCTCGCGCCGCTGACTGTCAGCGCGTTACCCACACCCTCCGTGAACTGCAAAAGCTCCTGCTGAGAGGCGCCCAGTTCTCGGCCGGACTGCGCGAGCTTGACGTATAGGTCCGCGACACCGGACATTTCGGTACGGGTTCGCTGAGCAATATTGAATAGCTCTGCCTGGACCTTCCCAAGTTCCTGTGTTCCCTCCGTAACCAGCGCCAAGCGTCCACGCAGCTGCGTGTATTGATCCGATATCCTGATGATCGACTGCACCGCCTGAACAGATGCGTATGCGCCCAAAGCAGCACCGATTCTCTGTCCGAGTCGATCAAAGGATCGTTGCATATCCCTTGAGCGACGTTCGGCGAGACGTGCGGCACGGCCAATATCAGTCTCGAACTTGCCCGTGCGCGCAAGAAGATCAATGAAAAGACTACCGAGACCGGCCATTTTTCACCATTCCAAAGGCTTTGACGACGTCATCTAGGTTGAGTCCTTTCGGCTTTGGCTTGTAGGGCAGGAAATCTTCAATATTCCCAGTGCCTCCCAATGCCTTAGCCACGATGGAACACAATTGCGCCGAACCTCTGTCGTACATGCGTATGGGATCAAGTCTGCCGTTGCGTTCGAAATAGTCGATCCAATCGATCCACTCCCTATGACTCATCGTGCGCTTACATTCACGTACCGGTCGCCCAAGCGCGCAAGCGATCTCATGCCAGAGATCGGCGACCGTTAACCGTTTCCCTCGCTATCTCCTTCAACGGCTTCCTCTGCGGATTCCTCGGACGCCTTCTGGAGATCGATTCCTTGCGCCTTCATCGCCGCGTTGGTCAACAACGTCGCAGGCTCCTTCGGCAGACGCTTCCACGCATTGAGCGTGAACACCTGCTTCCCGTCTTTGTCCTCAATCGAGGCGACGGCGGTGTCGTGAAGAACCTTCAGGCCACGACGTTCGCTGTCCGATTTGTCCGGGAATGCTTTCGCCGCTTCCTGGTTGAGTTCCTGGAACTCGTAGTAGCCGAGTTCCCGGATGTAATAAGTGACTTCCTTGTCCTTGTGATTCACCGTCACCGCATGGCGCTCAGTATCGAAGTCCATATCAGGTCGCCGTCCTCGGGAAGATCTCAGGGAAGTCCGAGAGCTGGATCGAAATGTTCGATGTCACCACCGTGTTGAGTGCGAAATCGAACGGCACATCCGCCACGAATCCATTGAAGAGAATCCACGTGCGGGTATCGGTGATATCGAATCCATCCTCCGATCCCAGCGTCGGCTCTGAAGTGCCATCCGACCAGCCGATTGCCCAGTCAATTTTGACGCCAGAGCGGTACAGCGCATGAACCGCCAGATGCGACGCATCTTCCGGCTCAAAGTTGATGGTGAAAGTGGCAGTGCCAGGTGTCGGCATTCCGGGCTCGTAAGTGCGAGCCAGCGACTCCAGGCAGGTCGTTTCGATCTGATCGCGCGGAGCACCCAGCCCAGTTAGATTCGTCACGCACCCCACGCGCAGCAGATCTGCCGCGGGATTGTCTTCATCGACAGGCACGATGAGATAAAGCATCGTGCCCTGTGTTTTCTTCGCCACGTTTCAGTCTCCCAAAATGAAAAAACCCGCACGTGGCGGGCACAAAAAAGCCCGCGCGATGGCGGGCTTCTCGACACTAGTTACTAGACGGTTATCGGCGACGCGCCTTCTTCACTGCGCGATCGATCGCCTTTCTCGTTTCGGTGATAAACACGTTCAGTGCCTCAGACGACTTCTCGGGCACCACCGGACGAAGCCAAGGCTTGGCTGGCACTTGCTCATTGCCGAACTCGAGCATGCCGCCGTACGCATGCACGGATGCCCCATTCGGGGCACGATCTTTCCGCCTTAGCCTTACCAGCACGCGCTCGTTTGCACCGGATCTCTGCGGATTCGGATCTCGGCTGACGATCACGGCCTTCTTAAGCGTGCCGGTAGAGACGCTCGGCCTAGCATCCTTGTTAGGATCCGCGACGATCCGATCAATGTTTGCTTGCGCGGCACGCTGGAACACTTGCCCAGCCTTTCGAAGTCCGACGCGGACGGGCCCGCCCTTGACGCTTACGATCTCCTTTGGAAGCGCCTGGAGCGTCTTCAGGAGTTCGCCGAGACCTTCGACTTCCGCCATCGCTTTTCTACCTGTTCCAAACGCCGGCGCAGTTTCTCCGGCAACAACCTACGGGCGGCCGAGCACGGCTTGCACAGCGTTACAGCACGTCCGCGAGGCTTGCCGTTTTGAAGCACGTGAGTGCGCTCCCAGGAGAACAATTGATGACTTCCACATCCGACTTCCAGCGCTGGAACTGCCGCAGCATCCGATGAAAGTCGGCGGACGTTGAGTTCTTCAGTGCGGGTGGATGCTTCCCGAAGTAGTGCGTCCCCTTCATGTCCATACCCAACAGAATGATCCGCGTCGCACCGAGCGTCAGCGCAACGCGCATTCCTTGCAGGCCGCTATTTGAACCAGCCGGGAACATCGACTCGGGCTTCAGCCTCTCAGTCCCCTTGAGTTCGCCGCCACAGAACTTGCGTCCTGCAAACTGCAAAGCTTGCGGATGCTGCTTCCACCACTTAACGTCGTTGCTCACCATCACGTCGGCCCAAGGCGTGAGCTGGTAGGCGTTCGACACCGCTACGGCCTTGCAACGCTGCTCCTCGTGCGCCTGCCTTACGCGATCGACCTGCTCGTGCGACAGGCTCTGGCCGGTCGCTAGCACAACGAACGTTGTCATCGAGACGTGATGAACTCGAAGTCAAGCATATAGCCGTAGTTGCGGGTGATCGGATCACGCGGACGCTGAGCAGCGTTGATCATGTGCGCATGCGGCTCGATCGCATTTCTGATGGCGAGGGCCGCCGCGTCCGCGCTTGCCTGGGTAATGCCATACACGTCAATCTGGATGCGTGCATCGTCAGCGTCCGGCACTTGGCCGAGATAGTTCGCTGGCGTACTGAACGGCATCTGCCATACCGCATAGACCGGAGGCTTGTCCTGTGGCGCTTCGCCAAAAGGATAGAAGCGCATGTTCGGCGGACTGCCGAGCTGTGCTCGGCACGCGCTCGAAGCAGCGACGATTACGAACACTGCTGGTGTCATTGTGGTTAGGCCGCCATCCGACTGGTTCCCTGATTGAAGACAAGGCTTCGGGCGATCTCCAAGGACTCATCTAGTCCCCAGTCGTTCAGCAAACAGTTCACCGCGTACAGAACGACACGGCAATTGGCCTTTGTGTAACCACCGCCAGCCGTGATTCTGTCAACGCTTGGGGTCCGGCTATTTCTTCGCCTGTTCTCTATCGAGAAATCAAATTGCAGTCCGGTAAGTTCACATTTGCCGCGCTTCAACTTCTCCGAGAGCCAACCTGCGTCTAGGTCGAAGTCCACACCTTCTCTCTTGCTCCTTTTCTTTATCGAGCAAACGAGTCTTGACGCTCTCCAATGAAGGTCGTTCTCGTAACGATCCCGTTGCTTCTGAATCAGTGACGGACTTTCTCTGCGCTCCTTCTCATTAGACGCATGACACTTCTTGCACCAACCCGCCAGTTTCAAGCGCAAGCGAGATTTCTTTCTGCCTGGGGAAAACTGCTCATATGGCAAGTGCTGGTCGCACTTAGGGCAATACTTCAACTCTCTGCTCTCAATAGTAGAAGTCATGTATCCATGGGGAGGCTTGTAACGCACTATAACACCAAGGATCAGGTTTGCCGTGAAACATCACGACGCGAGCGCCCTTGGGAAGCTTGCTCTGGTACTGCTTCACGCAGTGGTCTCGATACGAATAGACGCCATGTTTCGGGCCCCAGCCCGCGAGCTTCTTACGCATGACGTAGTAGAGCCACGATTGATCGCTGCCCTTCATGCGGCCATCTTGGGTCGCGAGCCGCGGCGACTTCACCGGATCAAAGGTGTCCCATATCTCGGTGTGCGCGCCCGCGGTGGCCATGATCATCGACGCACAGTGCGTGATCATTGGATTGCCGGTCTCCCACATCAAAAATGGCTCTTCGCGATGGAAGATCGGCGTCAGATCATCGGTAATCACAACGTCAAGGTCCATCAGCACCATTCGCGTGCCCGGCCCGATCAACTGCGCGAACCAATCCGAATGAACCTTCAACCGCCGGTAACAGCTCGGACCCGTCGGCCACGAAGGATTAGGGATCGCTGCATAGTCGTCCCACAGCGGGATGTGTTCGACCTCGGGATCCAGCCCGGTCGCATCGTCCGTTACGCAGATGAAGCGGAACGGATGCGGATAGTGACGAGCCACCATGCGCCGAAGCGTGTTGACATGGACCGGTAGGAACGTGCTGCGGTAGCCAGGCTTCGACCACTTGAAGGTTATGACGGCGATCATTGCATCAACTGCCGGACACGCATCGTTTCCAGCAGGTGCACTCCGTACCCCATCAGGCGCGCCGCCATGGTCCTGTCGGCGACTTCGTATGAGACCCAGAGGAATCCGGGCCACACGGGGCCCGTGACGTGCCTCTGGTCTATAAACACGTACTCAGGTTTGTGCACATCACAGTGCGCTCGGCTCGCTGGGCTCATGTCGGGTAGGACGAAGCCAATCCGGAAGCCTTTGGCTCGAGCAAGCAACGCCGCGTCCTGATCGAATGAGATAATCACGCACTGATCGGCCGGGCAGATTTCACAAACACGATCCACCACGGTGCGCGCGCCGAACTTGGTCACGCCGTCCCGCTTGATCTCGACGAACGCCGTCGCCTCCCCCAGCACTGCAATCCCTTCCGCCAAGGTCTCGACACCAAGTGCCTTCAACCCTTGTGCGCTCGTATCGAACGAATCCCGGTCCTTGCCGTACATCCGGAGCAAACAAGCGTCGTGCATAAGCACCGGAACCATATCGCTCGACATCTGCACGTCGAACTCGACGAACCGAGCGCCGAGCTCAACGGCTGAGCGGATAGCGGCGACTGAGTTCTCTCTATGCTCCATGGCATTGCCGCGGTGAGCGACGATTCGGTCTCTCAGCACGGGTAGAGAACTTCGCGCGCACGGTGCTCGCATCGATAGACTTCGACGCAGTGATTCGGCTCCCAGAAGTAAATCCGGTCTGCCAGCGCGCCCATCAGTAGGCCAGCGATCCGCTTCCATCCACGCTCCGTCGAAATCCAGCGGCCCAGCAGCCCTGAAATGGTTTCGCGAGGCAATGCCCATGGAAGAAACGCGATGGCGCAAAGAGCCATGTTGATCACTATGTATAAGACAAAAACGCGCGCAAGGAACCGACTCCACAGCGGGCGACGTGCCGCGATTTGATCGGCGACTGCTAGTGCTTCTTCTGCCACGTTCCAGCCTCAAGTTCGTCCATCATCAGATCAAACATTTCTATCCAGCGCCGCTTTGTCCCGAAGAATGGCGCTTCGTTACATTTGCCCGGAGACGGCCAGGGCCATGCCAAGCTTGTTTCGAGCAATCGCCACGAATCACCGTCCTGCAGAACATCGATCGCACACCAATTCGTGCCAGCGACCTCAAGAAACTTATTGGAAAAGTCCAGTAGCGACTCAACCTGCGGCGTCACAGTCGTCACCGGCTCGACATTGCCGGTCTGAGCAACGGAGCGATCCGGGTAGCAATACCGTCGGAAGGCCGCTCGCTTCGTTCCAACTGCGTTCACTCGCCACGTCACCATGTGGGGAATGAACTTTTGCAGCAGCGCGTACCCCTTCTGCATCGATCGCGCTTTGCCAGAGCAGTGATTGACCTCAACGCCAGCGCCAAATAGTGACGCCACGTGAGCGATCGCTTGGTATTTGTCCCGCAGGATACGGACGTTCACCGAGCTCGCTCCGACATCCGCTTTGGACACCACCGGATATGGAGCCGATGACTCACAAAAAGCGAGCGCCTCGTCGCGATCAGTGAATCGCCAAGTCGGAGGCATCCATTCGGACCACCGTTCGAACTGTGCGCTCTTGTTTTCGTACAGCCTGACCTGCGCTTCGTCCTGAATCATCGTCAGGCGAGCAGCCATCAGGTCGTAGTCGCGCTGATTTTTCTTCAACTCGGCGGGATCGGCATGCGGTCGGATGAAGCCGACGCCGTCAGAATCAGCTTCCTCGCCGCGGAAGATTCGCTTTGGCGAGTAACCGCGGGCCTTTGCCGATTTGATGATGGCCGCATGCCATACATCTCTTGTGTCAAGAACGTAGAACTTCACTCAAATCGCCCATTGGAAACCGTTTCAGCGCCGATCCCGGCGTGCAGTTGATGACTTCACCGAATCGCCAGCCATCGAACTGCCTCAGGAGCTTCAGATACCGCTCCGGCGTGGTGTTCTTCAGCGGCTCCGGGTGCGGGCCAAAGTAGTGAGTGCCGTGCATATCGAAGCCGACCAGCAGTATCCGGCTCGCGCGGAACACATCTCTCGCCACGCGCATTCCTTGCAGGCCGCTGTTCAGTCCAGAATTGAACTCGCCAGTCTGCTCCAATCGCTCAACACCGGGATAAGGCACACCGCAGAATCTGCGACCCTGGAACTTCGACGCGTCCAGGTTGTTTTCCCACCAGTTTCTGTCGTTGCTCACGAGCGCATCGGCCCATGGCGCGAGCTTGTACATGTCGGAGATCGCGATCGCTCCGCACTTCCCTGCTGCATGCAATTCACGAACGTACTCCACCTGATCAGCCGTGACGGACTGACCGGTGGCGAGCACTACGAAATCCAATCAATCTCCCGAATTTGTGCCTTCGCTACACGGGGCGGTCACATATTCGAGTCCGCTGTCGGGGTCGGCCAGCCACCCCGCCGGGTTGTATATCTTCCCCGTGCTCGGATGAAGGATGCGCATCTGCGGCGTCAGGCCACCGCGATATCGGATCGTGATGCGCGCTGTGATCTGGCTCTGCATCTGACTCGACGCAATGAACTCGCGAACGCTCAGCGGCTCTATCGCAGCCGCGACCTCAGTGGCGAAATCGACCCAAACGGTGCGAACTGCGCCCGTGTTTGGGTCCTGCGGGTGCCTCGGCTCTTGGATTGTGATCTTGTGCCGAAGCCGGCCGGCAGACAGGCTCACGGCGTTTCGGAATGCTCTTCAGCGGCAGCCACACGAATGCCCTCAGTGAGGATCACAGCTCTCACACCGGTCCCGTCCAGAGCGGTTTTTAAATGCTCTGCGTAGTCCCGATACGCCTCCTTGGTAAGGGCTGCGGGAATCTCGATGAAGACCACGTCACCAGGACGAAAGGCACGGAGGATCTTCGTTTGTTCGCTCATGCTAAGGCTGGACTTCTCAATGGATATAGAATTGCAGTCACTGGCATCGGCAGATAGCCACGCTCAAAGATGGGCCTGAATGATCCTTCGCCGCCCTCGTCACGATTGCGCCACAGGTAGCCAACCAGCATTTTCGTGGCGTGCTGAACCTCGGGTCTGACGGTGGTTGTGTAGACCGGATCGTCGTTACTATCGACGACGGGATCACCTGCACTGTCGAGTTCCGGAACGTACGGAGACGCGCTCTTGAGGTAGTTCACGATCATCGCCGAAGCGGCATCGACGACTTCCTGCAACTCGTCCTCGTCAACCTCGCTGCCACCGCGGATCTGCAGCAGCGCTTGGTCAGTCGTGATGAGCGCCATCAGGATCCCTTCCCATCACGACCTTTTTTCACTGCAAGTCTCCAGTCAGGCGACTGCCCAGGCTTGCCACTCGGCGCGTCCTTCTGCGCGATCCAGTAACTACCGTCAGCCGTCACCGCATCACCGCGCTCGTATGTGCGATCGGCTTTGTACACGCCGCGCTCGAGCACGACGGGAACCGTGAACGTGAACTCTTTACGCTGCTCGCCGCGTTCGAAGATGAAAGAAAATGAGCGCTCGCCATCGTGTTCCACGCGAAGATCGTCGAAGCCCAAGCCGTCCTTACCGTCGTCGCCATCTTCACCGTCTTGAGGCTTATCGAAGGACGCCAGCAGGCGTGTATGTATGTCCTGTGCGCGCCGCTCGAAATCGAGGGCCCACTTATCGAATGCCTGGTGGAACAGCGGCAACACTTCATCCAGCGTGACCGACTTGCCGTCCTTCGGCAGCGGCAGTGCATCGATCCAGGTTTTGACTGTCGGCAGCAACTCTTCCAGGGTAACGGACTTTCCGTCGTCCCCATTCTTCGGGCGAGGCAGTTCAGCCACAGCCTTGCGGGCCACTTCGGCGGCCTTAGCCTCAAGCGATGGAATCAGAATCGGCAGGAGCTCGTCAGCCGTGACGCTTTTGCCGTCCTTCGCCTTCGGAATCGATTCGACGGCTTTGCCAACCATCTCGGTAACGACGGGGATCACCTCGTCAACCGTGACGCTCTTTCCGTCTTTAGGTGCTGGGATCTTTGCAACCGCATCCGCGACCGCCAGTTCAATGAGGGGCGCCACCTCCTCGACCGTTACCGACTTTCCCGGATCGCCCTTCTCTGGCTGGCGCTGCTCGAGCGCTGCCACTCGCTCAAGAATCGGCTGTATAGCCTTACCGCAGTATTCTTTGACAGCGGCCGCAACTGACTTGGCCCATTCAACCGGGTCGTTCATGCGGCTCGTAGCTCCAGTGACAGGGCGTCCAGCGCCTTCCGATTCCACTCTGCGCGGCGTTGTTCGGAATCTTCCGGAGCAACATCTGGCACGGGCGCAGGTTTAGGCGCGTCTGACTTCCCAAACGGATCATCTCTCGCGTCTCGCTTCGCCAAGGCGGGAAGACTGAAGTTCTGCTGCTGGAGATAGAGAACATCTCCGCCTTCCTGCGGTGCCCAATTCTCCATTCGACGCGCTTCATTCGGCGCAAGTAACGCGCCGCTGATCGCCTTGATGTGAGAATCCATTCGCGTAGATGGGTCCATGCGCAGCAACACTCCTTCATCCAGCCACACCTCGGACGGGTCGGCGACCTCAAGTCCATCCTTCAGGCGTCGCTCGATGTTCTCCACGATCGGCTGCAAAGCCTGGTCGTAATACTGTTGATTGAGCGCGGCTACGTTGTTGGTGGTCG